GTCAACACCGAACGCTCTCACGTGAAGGAAATCTGACATGGCAGGAATCTCCACCATCATCGCTGGCGTCGCCGCTGGCATCGCCGCTGCCGGAACGAGTTACTCCATCGTCGCCGGCGAGCGCGGTGCCGCCGCGCAGGAGAAGGCGATGAAGCAGCAGCAGCAGGCGCAGACGGAGGCGGCCGCGCAGGCTCGCAGCCAGCAGCGGCAGTCGGAGATCGCCATGTCGGCCGCGAACCGCCGCAAGCCGAACATCGCCGCCATCATGGACAACGCCGCCGAGGGAAGTATGGGCGGCCCGTCCGGAACCATGCTGACCGGGCCGACCGGCGTCAACCCGCAGGATCTCCAGCTCGGGCGCTCGTCGCTCCTCGGAGGCTGACATATGAGCCAGTACACCGGAGACAACTCCTCGTATCCCGATGCTCCCACGCGGGATCGGCTGTTCACCCGGTGGGGCCAGCTCAAGAGCGAGCGCGCGTCGTGGCTGGCGCATTGGCAGGAGATCACCTCCTACCTGCTCCCGCGCAACGGGCGCTACTTCCGCCAGGATCGCGACAAGGGCTGGCGCAGGCACAACGCCATCTACGACAACACCGGGACGCGCGCGCTCCGCACCCTCGGCGCGGGGCTGATGTCGGGCGCGACGTCGCCGGCGCGGCAATGGTTCCGGCTCGCGACGCCCGACCCCGAGCTGAACTCGTACCAGCCCGTCAAGCTCTGGCTCGACGACGTCACCAAGCGCATGCAGCGCGTGTTCCAGAAGTCGAACACCTACCGCTCGCTGCACCTGATGTACGAGGAACTCGGCGCGTTCGGCACGGGCGCGAGCATCGTGCTTCCAGACTTCGAGCAGGTCATCCACCACTACCCGCTCACGACGGGCGAATACTGCATCTCGACCGACGCGCAGGGGCGAGTCTGCACCCTGTACCGCGAGTTCGAGATGACCGTCTCGCAGATCGTCAAGGAGTTCGGCCTCAAGAAGTGCAGCGTGTCGGTGCAGAACATGTACAGCACTGGCAACCTCGACCAATGGGTTCCGGTCATCCACGCCATCGAGCCTCGCGCCGACCGCGACATGTCCAAGCGCGACGGCAAGAACATGCCCTACGGGTCGTGGTACTTCGAGGTCGGCGGCGAGGACGGCGTGTTCCTGCGCGAGAGCGGGTTCATGCATTTCCCGGCTGTCTGCCCCCGCTGGTCGGTGGTCGGCGGCGACATCTACGGCAACAGCCCCGGCATGGAGGCGCTCGGCGACATCAAGCAGCTCCAGCACGAGCAGCTCCGCAAGGCGCAGGCCATCGACTACCAGACCAAGCCGCCGCTCCAGGTGTCGGCCGGCATGAAGAACCGGGACGTCGACACGCTCCCCGGCGGGATCACGTTCGTCGACGGCGCGTCGCAGGGAATCCGCAGCGCGTTCGAGGTGAACCTCAACCTGAACTACCTGCTTCAGGACATTCAGGACGTCCGCGAGCGCGTCCGTGGCGCGTTCTACGCCGACCTGTTCCTGATGCTGGCGACGCAGCCCAACACCCGCATGACCGCGACCGAGGTCGCCGAGCGCCATGAGGAGAAGCTCCTCATGCTCGGCCCCGTCCTCGAGCGCCTGCACAACGAGCTGCTCGACCCGCTCATTGACATCACGTTCACGCGCATGGTGCAGAGCGGCATGCTGCCGCCGGCACCCGAGGAATTGCAGGGCATGGACTTGAACGTCGAGTTCGTGTCAATGCTCGCGCAGGCGCAGCGCGCCATCGGCACCAACGCCGTCGACCGCTTCGTCGGGAACCTCGGCTCCATCGCGCAGATGAAGCCCGACATCCTTGACAAGTTCGACAGCGACCAATGGGCTGACATCTACGCCGACATGCTCGGCGTCGACCCGTCGCTCATCATCGCCGACAAGGAGGTCGCCGTGCTGCGGCAGGCTCGCAACCAGGCGATGGCCGCGAAGGAGCAGGCCGCCGCGATGGAGCAGCAGTCGAAGACCGTCCGCAACATGGCGGCCGCCCCGACCGGCAACCAGAACGCCCTGACCGATGTGATGAACATGTTCTCCGGGTACGGCTCGCCGTCCGGGGTCGAACTCTAAAGGGGGACGCGATGCCGTACATGAAGTCGGGGACGAACCTGCTGTTTGACAGCACCAGCGGCGATGTCGTTGGCATTCGTGATGACGACGGAAGCGACCTGTACTTCGCTCGCGCCCCGTACACGGGTGCCTGGTTCGATCTGTCCGACCAACCGTGCAGCGCGAACACCGCGACCCCGATGGAGTTTGACACGAAGGACTTCGCCTTCGGCATCTCCGTCGTGTCGAACACGCGCATCACGTTCCCGCGAACCTCGGTCTACAACGTCCAGTTCAGCGCGCAGTTCAAGAACGTCAACAACACCTCCGAGCAGAACATCAGCGTCTGGCTCGCGAAGGGCGGGTCGAACCTCGCGAACACGAACACCGAACTGACTATCCCGAGGAAGCACGGCGGCGGCGACGGTCTGCTCGTCGCGGCGTGGAACTTCTTCGTGTCCGTTAACGCCGGCGAGTATGTGGAAATCTACTGGTCGTCGCCGAGTGCGGATGTCTCGATTGAGTACAAGGCCGAACAGGTTTCGCCGGCGCGACCTGCGACGCCGTCCGTGATCCTCACGGTCAACGAGGTCGATGGCAACAACCTGTAGCGGGAACCGTAAGAAATAGACGCACAGATATCTTTCGGCCGTGAGCCAGTACGACCCTCTCGACCTGCGTGGGCAGGAGCGCGACAAGCAGAACCGCGAGCTGCGCGACAGGTTGGCGAGGGAGGCCGAGGAATCGGACGTCAAGTGGCTCATGGCGAGCAGGCGCGGCAGGCGGATCGTCTGGCGCATGCTCGACCAGGCAGGCGTGTTCCGGTCATCGTTCAACACCAACGCGATGACGATGGCGTTCTCGGAAGGCGCACGGAACTCGGGACTTCGGATGCTGGCAATCGTCCACGGTTGCTGCCCCGAGCATTACCCGACCATGATGAAGGAACAGACCGATGAGCGAACCAATGATGATGGAAACGGCTGAAACCACCACACAAGCCGCTCCTGCATCAGAGTCCCCGTCCGGCGTCGCGGCGACGGCCGAGAAGCTGTACGGGGGAGAGCAGAAGGCGACCACGACCCAGGACTCGCAAGCCGCAAATGCGGCCGCTGCGAGCAAGGCCGAGGCGACCGATGCGAAGACCGACGCGAAGGCTGCGGAAACCAAGCCGCAGGGCGCGCCGGAGAAGTACGAGTTCAAGGCCGAGGAAGGTCGAGCGTTCGACCCCGAGGTCATGGAAGCGTATAGCACGGTCGCCAAAGAGCTGAACCTGTCGCAGGAAGCCGCGCAGCGCGTCCTCGACGCTATGGCCCCGAAGATGGCCCAGCGTCAGCAGGCGCAGATCGAGGCCGTTCGAGCGGAGTGGGTGACCAACTCCAAAGGCGACAAGGAGTTCGGGGGCGACAAGCTCTCCGAGAACCTCGGCGTCGCCAAGAAGGCGCTCGATGCGTTCGGCACCGCCGAACTCCGCAGTCTGCTCAATCAGTCCGGCCTGGGCGATCACCCGGAGGTGATTCGGTTCATGTACCGCGCAGGCAAGGCAATCAGCGAGGATCGGTTCGTCGGCGGCGCACCTGCCGTTGGCAAGGGCGCTCCGAAGGGCTTCTCCGACTTCGCTGACGTTCTTTACTCAAACACCTAATCCCACGAAAGGGGACAAGCAATGGCAACTCTCTCGACCAACAACCTGACGCTCGCCGATTGGGCGAAGCGCACCGATCCCGAGGGCCGCGTTCCGGTCGTCGCGGAACTCCTCTCGCAGACCAACGAGATCCTCGAGGACTGCGTCTTCAAGGAGGGCAACCTCCCGACCGGCGACCGCGTCGTGATCCGCACCGGCCTCCCGGCCGTGTACTGGCGCGCGCTCAACCAGGGCATCCCGAGCAGCAAGTCCGTGACCGCGCAGGTCGACGAGGCTTGCGGCATCCTCGAAGCTCGCAGCGAGGTTGACAAGGATCTCGCGATGCTCAACGGCAACACGGCGCAGTTCCGCCTGTCGGAGGACGTCGCGTTCCTCGAGGCGATGAACCAGACGCAGGCGACCACGCTGTTCTACGGCAACCCAGCCACCGACCCGAAGCAGTTCCTCGGCCTCGCGCCGCGCTACTCGGACATCGGTGCCGGCTCGCCGAACAACTCGCAGAACATCCTGTCTGCCGGTGGTTCGGACGCCGCCACGAACACCTCGATCTACCTCGTCGTGTGGGGCGACAACACCGTCTACTGCCCGTTCCCGAAGGGCAGCGCGGCCGGCCTCATGCATGAGGATCTCGGCGAGCAGACCGTCTACAACAGCGATGGCACGCGCCTTCAGGCTTACGCCACCCGCTACCAGTGGAAGAACGGTCTGGTCGTGAAGGACTGGCGCTACGTTGTCCGCATCTGCAACATCAACACGGTTGACCTGATGGCGCAGGGAACGACGCAGGCTCCCGCAGCTGCGACGGCCATTATGAAGCTGATGAGCCGCGCCCTGTACCGCATCCCCAACATGGCGATGGGTCGCGCCGCGTTCTACATGAACCGCACCGTCCACAGCGGTCTTGCGATTGCTGCGCTCGACAAGAGCCAGTACGTCCTCAAGATCAACGAGGGTCTGTCGCAGTTCGGCACTCCGTACAGCTGGCTGACTTTCCAGGGCGTGCCGCTCCGCAAGGTCGACGCCATCATCAACACCGAAGCCGTCGTCTCCTGATAGGGGACAGGAAGGAACACTCCCATGATTACTGATCGTCTTCTCGTCGTGTCGGGTACCAACAACCCTGGTTCGGCCATCACCGGACAGGGGCCGATCACGGCCAACGCCAACTCCACCGACGTCATCAGCCTCGCAACCGTCACCACGGCGATTGCCAACAACGGCGGCGCTCGCGACATCGGAATGGGTGAGAACCTGTTCATGGTGTTCACGGTCGTCATCGCGTTCGCCGGCACCGGAAGCGTTGATCTCCAGGTCGTGACGGATGACAACGAGGCTCTTTCGTCCACGACTGTGATCGGCTCGACCGGCGCCATTGCCGTCGCAAGCCTGACGGCCGGCGCGCAGTTCGTTGTCCCGATCCCGCCCCGGATCGCCAGC